CGATATAGATCATGATGCTCTTACTAACTTTGTAATAAACGAACATATCGATTGGACTTCTACTTCTAGTAACTTTAGTACAAGTGGTTCTGTAACTGGTACAGGTGTTGTGGACTTCGGGGGCGCGACGTCCGTAGAGATTCCAAGTGGTACTTCAGTCACTACTAATGCCACGGGTGAGATAGCCCTGGATACTGACGGTAATGGATCTACTATAACCACCGGTGTGTTACAACTCTATGATGGTACACAAAATACTTTCGGGGTTAGTACTACTAACTATCCTACCACAGACAATGATGTCCCTGCGTATGACTCAGGAACTAATTCTGTAGTCTGGCAGGCTCAAGCAGGAGGAGGTGGTGCCGGGGATATGGTCTTGGCTGACATTCAATCAGTAACTGGTGCTAAGACATATGATTCAGGTACATTAATTTATGCAGGATCTTCAAGTGGAACAACTGCAGTTAACGCAGCCGCAGCTGCGGGTACAACCACACTAACACTACCAGCTGCAACTGACACTTTAGTGGGCAAAGCCACTACAGACACCCTCACAAATAAGACTATAAACACAGCAAGTAACACTATAACAATAGTAGAAGCTGACATTTCTGATCTAGGTTCTTATATAACAGCATCTAGCTCTGATGCTCTAACTAATAAGACTGGTAACATTTCTCAATGGACTAATGATTCGGGATATATTACGGCAACCCTCACTGATGAAGAAGTTGAAGACATTGCAGGACCACTTGTAGCTACCGGGGGAACAAAGACGGGTATATCCGTAACGTATCAGGACGGTACGGGCGATATGGATTTCGTAGTTTCAGACTTAACAGTTGCCGGCGATTCCGGCTCTACTGGAATGACTCCCGGAGATACCCTCACAGTAGCAGGCGGCACTAATGCCACTACAGCTATGTCAGGTGATACCCTAACTGTAAACGTTGATGATGCCTTCTTAGCTAACGACGGTGATGTGGGTACCGGAGTCTACAACTTTGGTGGAGCCACTAGCTTAGAAATCCCCAACTCAGCAACGCCCACAGTGAACGCTGACGGAGAAATTGCTGTTGATACCACTGTAACTGATTTCTCACACGGGGTAGTTAAGTACTATAGTGGAGAAGAGATGGGTGTAGTTTCTATGCCGATCGCTGAGTTCACAAGCCCTACGGATGGGCACATCGTGTCTTATAATGGTACTAATGACGAATTCGAGCTAGTAGCCGCTGGCGGCGCTGCCGCTGGAGAGATGTCCACCATACAGCTGAGATCTGCTGCCGGACAGTCGGCAGACTCTACCACTGCAGCGGCTATCCAGTGGGACACGCAGAATCATAAAGATTCATCAGTATTCACCCACAGCACTGTTACTAACAATACTAGAATAGAAGTAGAGACTACAGGTAAATATCTACTATCAGGTGTAGTAAACGTTACCGGAACTACAGGCAACTATCGCCTAACCAATAGGGTTGAAATAAGAATAGACGGTACTACAACCATGTCAGAGTACTTTGATGCTTCTTACGTCAGAGCAACCTCGGGCTCGGACTTTTCAGGTGTCCCTTTCAGTATCATTCTAGACCTCACAGCTGATGAATATGTAGAGGTTATGTTAGATCGAATAAGCACTACCACAGGTAATGGTACTGTTTCTTCAGGTACTAATGTAAGTATGGTTCTGCTAGAAGGAGTCAAAGGAGACACTGGCGCCGCCGGTGCTGCTGGAGCAGACGGGGCAGCGGGTGCTGCTGGAGCTACTACAATTAAAGAAATTGTATATCTTCCCGGCTCATTTGAATCTAACAACGCCAACCCAGCATCCTTAGAATACCTGAATGGAACCAACGTAGATACTATGGTTAGGGCATTCGATGATACCACAGTCGAGTATGTCGAAGGTAAGTTCGTAGTTCCTAGTGATGTAGATACGGCGGGTACTGTTACATTTAGAACATACTCTATGGCAGCTGCTGCTGTAGCTAGTAGAAATATAGAATATACTTTCGAACATCTTTCTCTGAATGATGGGGAAGATTTTGATCCTACCTCTCCTTATACTTCTGAAGTTTCAGGAGATCTACCGATAGATGCAACTCAAGACAATATACAAGAAGACACGTGGACAGAAACGGTTAGTAATCTAGGGTGGGCCGCGAGTGATATAGTCTTATTTAGACTATCTCGAACACCTCCAACAGGCACGGATTTGACGGGAGATTCTTATCTCTTTTCACTCTCTGTGGAAGTACCAAGGGCATAACATGGCAACAAGTTCATCAGCATTAGCCTTGTCAGGCACTAGTAGTTATCTAGATACCAATGAAGGCACTATATATGACCTAAATACTACTGACTTTACTATGGGGTGTTGGATTAAAGCAGACGCCTGGGCTAATGCTTTCGCGATTAACAGCTTTGCAGGCACTCACAACGGATCACTTGCTGGGTACATATGGTACTGTGATAACAGTGGTAATCCAGCCTTTACTACTGCTGGTGTTGGGGTACGAGTTACTAGTGGTATCTCTCTCAGCACAGGGACATGGTATTTCATATCTGTGGTAATTGACTCTGGTACTGATGTTACTTTCTATCGAATGACGCAGGCAGGTGTTATGTCCTCAGAGGTAGAAGCTACTATAAGTGTATCTGCGGGAGCTGATTTCGTTCTAGGAGAAGGAGGGTCTGGTACAGTAACACTATTTGAATTTGATGGTATCATGTCTCACTTCCAAATATGGGACAGAATTCTCACAGAGTCCGAGGTCTTCAATGCAGCATATCGCCCAGGAAGTGTATCTCAGAACCTACTTAGCTACTGGCCAATATACGGACAACTAGACCCAGACGCAGATGTAGGGCCTTCGGATATCAATCTAACCCCTAATGGTGATACAACAGTAACAACGGCAGTGCCGGGTGCAATGCCACAAGCAGGATATTTATAATGGCAAACGTAGTACACTACAATACAGACACAGGAGCCGTACTCGGTTACATGAAGTCGGTCAATACCACTTTATATCTTGATAAGAAAGGATACTTAATTAATCCTATTATGCCTCAGGATGTTCCTTTGAAGTATCTTAAAGTGATATCAGAAACTGTCTTTGACTCTACCGAGAAAGAGAAGGCTGAGATAGAAGCCAAAGAGAAATTAGACAACTATGCTGAGCTCAGGGCTAGAGACTATCCTCCAATTGGAGAACAGCTTGATGCTATATTAAAGCATTTAAACTACATGCAGATGCGTGGAGAAACTAATTTAATTACGGAGCTGGATGGTATTGTAGGTAGGTGGCTCCAAGTAAAGCAGCAATACCCTAAGCCTGAGGATAAGTAATGGGTTATCAATCAGGAGACTACTACGTCCTATGTGCCCGGTGTGGTTGTAAGACATTGCGTAGTCAAACAATACAGGACGTCGGACGAGGACAAGACAGTACTAAACCTCACTGGCTAGTATGTAAGAAACATATGGACGGTGTCCACCCACAGACTAAGAGGGTGCCCTTTATCGGGGATCCTACCCCGCTACCTTCCTCTGTTATTAGAACAGAGAACGTGGTATTCAGAAGTTCTGATGTATGGAACTTTATATGCGAGAACTGGGAAGACATAGAGAGAGATTGGGAAACAATGAATAAGAACGAGAATACAGTAGAAGAAATCTCTAAAACATTAAACAGGTCAAATTAGAATGCCTTACGAAACTAAATGGGTAAGAGGAGAACATCATTTCATATGTGATATTTGTGGACTACAGATGAGATCCACAGACTTGCTAATCAATTGGAAGAACCAGGCTACATGTCCTGAGTGCTTTGAACCTAAGCACCCTCAATTAGAGGTGCCTCCAACCATCCATCAGGAAGGGGTTCCTAAGGGGATCACTCAAGGAGAGCCCGAGGATGTCTTCAGAACTGAAGGCGATGTAACAGAAACAAGTGACGAATTAAATCAAAGGGGATGCTAGCATGGCAGTATCAGGAAGCCAAGACTTCAACCAAACAAGAGACGAGATAATTAAAGATGCGCTAATACTTTTAGGGGTAGTGCACGAAGATGAAACAGTCAACAGCTCTACTAATAACTTCGCTAACCGCATGTTAAATAAGATGGTCAAGGCATGGAATGCCCAAGGCATCCATCTGTGGGGCTATGACGAAGGCGTGGTCATCTTTAGTAATGATACTGTAGCATATACGGTAGATACCTCTGTAGATAACAACGTATTTAAGGCCCTCGGATTGGTACAAACTACATTCAGTGCAGATGAAGCAGCAGCTCAAACTGTGCTTTCTGTGACGTCTAGCGCTGGTATGGTAGCAAGTGATGTTATCCTCTTACAGCTGGATAGCGGAGAACTAGATGAATCCACCATCGTATCTGTAGATTCAAGTACTCAGATTACTGTTACAGATGCACTGGCTACAGGAGCTTCTTCCGGGAATTATATATATGTTTATACTTCAGCTGCGTTGGACGGTATCAGTGGAGCTAAGCAGGTTACTAATGTCCGGCTAAGAAACGAAGACGGCAATGATCGTCGGATGACAGAGATTAGCAGAGAAGAGTATTACGACATTAATAACAAGACTGATGAAGCAACTCCCACAAGTTACTATGTGGACCATGAGAGAGATTACCCCGTGATTCACGTATGGCCTGAGCCTAATAGCTTGAAGGAACAATTAAGATTTACTTACGTTAAATCTCTGGATGACTTCGATTCCAGTACAGATAACCCAGACTTCCCTCAAGAATGGTTAGAAGCCATGACCTATCAACTAGCTACACGACTAGCTCCTGCCTATGGTAAGGAAGCCAAGATGCAAGTATTAGCTCCAATTGCTCAAGCATTCTTGGATCTAGCTATGGAATGGGACAATGAACCTGCGGACTTATCTTATGCTCCGGAGATGAATTAATGAGATTACCTATTGTAGGTCCTGCATACGACACAGATATAACTTCTTTCAGCCAACAGAAGTGCATTAACTGGTACCCTGAGCTAAATCAGACTGCTGCTTCCTTTCATGATAAGTTGAGCCTTCCGTACATATTAAGACCTACTCCTGGGATGAAAGCATTTAGTACCTTAGGAAATGATAACACGGTAAGAGCCCTTAGATCTCATAGAGATGTCCTGTACGCTGTGGGAGATAACCATCTATATTCCGTTAACTCTTCTGGCGGAGAAACTTTACTAGGAACTCTAAACACAGACGCAGTCGTAGACAACTCCATGGCTAGAATTATTACTGGTTCTGACAAGCTAATGATTATTGACAGAACTCAGGCATTTGTCTATGATATTGCAAGTGGGGTTCTTACTCAGATTACTGACGTGGACTTCCCACCCTCAGTGGTAGATGGTATTTATCTTGATGGTTTCTATGTAGTCATAGAATCAGATACTCAAAAGTTTTATATCTCGGCAGCCGAAGACCCCACTAATTGGAATGGATTAGATTTTGCTCAAGCCAACTCAGATGGCGACTACCTCAAAGCATGTACTGCTGATCACAGAGAGCTATGGCTCTTTGGAAACTACACTACTGAAGTGTGGTATAACTCAGGTAATGCGGACTTCACATTTGAAAGACGTCCTGGCATTATACTCCAGCACGGTATAGCCGCTAAGCACTCTATAATACAATCTTCTAATTCTATCTATTGGCTTGCTAAAGACCAGTCGGGAGAGAACGTTGTCGTCAGAGCTGAAGGATACGCACCTAAGAATATAACTAGTAAAGCTGTGGCTAACAAGATTAACAAGTACACGACTGTAGAGGACGCCATAGGCTATGTACACAGGGTAGGTAGTCATGAGTTCTATGTACTGACGTTTCCTACAGAAGACCAGACATGGGTGTACGACATAAGCAATGACCAATGGCACGAGCGACAGTCAGATAAAGGAGTAGCGTACGGCAGGCACAAAGGTGTAACTTCTGTTTACGAGTACGGCAAGAGCTTGGTTGGAGATTACAGCTCTAACAATATATATGAGTACGATGAAGGTACTCATACAGAAGGAAGCGATGTCTTAAGAAGACTAAGACAAGGACCAGCATTCTATACGGACAACCAACTAACTAGTATGTATGACGTACAATTTGATTTTGAGCCTGGTGTAGGACTGCAGTCAGGACAGGGAGTTTCCCCAGAGATGATGTTACGCGTGTCGAAAGATGGCGGACACACTTGGGGAAATGTTATCAGTCGTAGCATAGGAGCTGTGGGTGTGTACAACACCAGAGCTAAGTACGACTCACTGGGACAAGCTCGTGATTGGGTATTTGAAATAACAATTACCGATCCTGTGAAAGCCGTTTTATTATCTGCTACGGCGGAACTAGACTAATGGCTTTACGAGAACCTCCTTTAGGAGTTAACATTGGAAACAACTCAGGGTTTACCACACTATCTTGGGTTGAGTGGTTTTCTGAACTATTCGCTAATGGGACTACTGGTAGACCTCTACTAGAGTCTATTACAGTTAGTGACTCCCCTACTTCAGTGGAAGTAACCCAAGAAATTAACGCTACAAAACTGCGTTACGAAATACTTCTAAGCAATATTAAAGTTAGTAGTAATGGGGCAAACATACAGCTGCTAGCCAGCACGGACGGAGGAACCACCTACTTAGAAGATTATGATTTCTTTACGTACAAGGTACAATCCTCTACTAGTCTGTCTACTAGTTCAGGAACCGGAGAAGGGGTTGTTGGTTTAGAATCCAGTGGTCTAAGCTCTTCGGAGTTTAAAGAGTGCAATGGAACTATCACAATAGAACAACCAGCTGACACTGAGACACATAAACAAGTTTATTGGGATTTATATTACTTTGATACAGTAGGCAACAAGACAATAGAGAGAGGGTACGGAACAATAAATACTATTTCCGCCCTAAACGCATTCAAGATACAGATAAGCAACGGTGTTCTTAAATCAGGAACTGTTGCATTTTATGGAATTAAATAGGAGAATATAAATGGCATTAGCAGCACTAGGGGTAGCAGCACTAGGCTCAGGAGCAGGTAGTCTACTAGGTAGCGCTATCGCAGGAGATAAGCCTACTTCGTCGGCTTCATTCGAAGCTCTTGCTCAGGATCTCACTAAAGCACTTGGCTCTAACAACCAAATAATTATGGATGCTCTTGATTCTCTTAAGAGCGAAGGACAAGATGTTCTTATAGAACAATTTAATAAAGCCATTGCGGCGTCATCGTCAGGTGCACAAGAGACCACGGAAATATTAGATCCTTTCCGTACGGGTGGTTTAGAATCCTTTAATAAGTTCTTGGCTAACGAAGGGTTGGGACCTAATCCCACATCACCTGAAGATTTAGAACGTGATTTTCTAGGCACGCCGGGTGCTCAATTCCAGCTAGACCAAGGAAGGAGAGCTATTGAAAGCTCCGCATCTGCTAAAGGGTTATTAGGGTCTGGTAGACTTCTGAAGGATTTAGAGAGATTTGGGCAAGGGACAGCAGCGCAAGAGTTTGGTTCTACGCAAGCCAGACTTCTAGACTCAGCCAGGCTAGGAAGTAATGTAGCTATCCAACAGGCTAATTTAGCTCAGGGCCAAGGTAGAGATGAAGCTAACTTACAAGCTCAATTAGGTTCCCAGCAAGCGGGACTTATCTCTCAAGCTGAAGGCGCTAGAGCTAGCATATTTGGCCAACAGTCAAATACTTTATTAGGAAGTCTAATAGATATTCAGAAGAAACGTGCGGAAGACTTTCCGTTTGCAAAAGGGTAAAACAATGGCATTATTAGAAAATCTAATCAAATCAAATGAAAGTAATCTAGGTCGTGCCCTCACGGACGAAGAGAAGGCACAGCTAGGTACTATCGTGGAACGGAGCGGGGATCAAATTGAAGATCAGATTTCAGCTAGGCAAAAGAATGAAGCGCAAATAGCCCAGACTGGGAAAGGCGTTCCTGTAAAACAATTTATTAAAAATCTTAAAGAAGAGGCTCCGGCAGGTGGAGGTATCTCCAAAGAACTTAAAGGGGAGTCTAAATTTAGCTCTGATGCTAACAGGCCTGAACTAGCAGCAGAAAGAGTAGTAGGAAATATTCCGTTAATGGGTATGATGAGTGGAGAGGTTAGGAACCAACTACAGGCAAAAGGTGGGGACATATCTCCTGAACGATCGGTTGCACTCACAGTGAACGCTTTAAGGGGATTTAAAGATTCAAACTCTCCCCTCGATGCCAATAATATTATTCAGAAGGCTGTTAAGTCCTTTACAGTAGATCCAGAGATAGCCAAGGCTAATAAGTTAGAGAAGAAGAATAAAGCTCTGCTAGAAGGCAAGATTGCTGATAGTGTTTCTACTTTATCTAATGCAACGGAGATTGCTAGGAACTTTGATCTAGATGCATTTACTTTACAAGGACGAGCTAGCGAAAAGATAAGTGGCTTCTTAGATTCCCTAAACTTAGCTAGTACATCTGACAAGCAATTAATTGAAGGTCGCAGAGCCCAGAAGCAAAAGATTGAAGTTATCTTTCAACAATACAGGAAGATGATCACTGGAGCACAGGCTTCCGTTGCTGAGTTAGAACAGTTAAAGAAAGCTACATTAAATAATGACTTGAGTCCATCCCAAGCTAAATCATCTCTTAGGGATCTAATGGTTAATCTAATCAGAGATCAGAAAGCTGTATCGAATCTCCTAACACAAGGGATTGATTTAAAGAAACTAGCCGGAGAAGACGCTGACTCTGCTCTTATTTCTGAGAGGGTAAAAGTGATGAATGAAAGTAGAGATGACATAGAGAAAGAGATTGTTGGTATCTTTCCTGGGTTAGCTTCGGAAGAAGACAACCAAGAATTACTAGATGCTCTACGCAGGAAACGAGGACTATAATGGCTAATAAATTTGATGATATGGGCATAGAAGAGCTCGAAGCTATGGCCAAGCAGAGAGGAGTGGCTCTCCCAGAAGACCAAGAGAAGGATCAAGAATCTTTTATAAAGTCTGTTCAAACTGATACTGTGGGCGCCATCGGCGACCTAGCTGTGGATCTTTCTAGAGGTGCTGGACAAGGCGTCAAGAACATCAGAGCTAATGTAGAACTAAGTGCTAGACAACTGACAGATGCCCTTGGGTTATCTGATTCTAATATTACTGAACAACGCAGGTCTAACATAGCAGAGAACAAAAGACAATTAACTGACGCTACTAGATTCAAAACAGCAGCCAAGATAGCCGAGAAAGGAACACAGTTGGCTGGTGAAGTAGTTGCTGGTGGTCAAGCATTTAAAGCTTTACAAGGTATAGGTGCATTCAAAGCAGGATTACTTAGTGCTGGGTTAATTGAGGCAGGTAGAGACGAGGCGAAAGGTCTGCTGTCTAAAGCACAGAACGTAGGAATTGCTGGAGCTACAGGTGGTTTTGCAAGCAAAGCCCTGTCTCTAGTAAACCTTCCTAGAGATGTTGCGGCGTTCAAGGCGTTCACTAAACGAGGAGTTAAGCCTCTTCTGTCGGACGTAGTTAAAGGACCAGAGGCCCAGAGTGCAGCGAGAGCAGTACAAAAGACTCTTGATCAGATACCTGGTATAGGCATTCGAGGAGCTGTCAGGAGACGCTTCGCCGACGCTGACAAAACAGCTAAAGAATTAGTAAAATCCATTGATGAATCAGTAGAATCTTCTAAGAATATAAGCCGAGCATTTAATGATGTGTTCAAAGGAACTGATGAGATTGGAGCAATTTCTTTTCCCAAAGCCTCAGCAGCCGGTAAGAATATATCATCTAAATTAATAGGATCAAACAAGATATTGAAACTTGACCCTGAAGTTAAGAATACTTTGGCTAGGTTTTCTAATCTAGATGACATGACTTTGAGAGAAGCCCACGGACTGAGAAGAGAAGTTGATAGCGTCGTATCCAAACTCATGCGTAAGAAATTCCAAGGAAAGGTAAGTCAAGATGAGATTACTAATCTAACCAAACTACGAAAGAGGTTAGAAGTTTCTATAGAACAACAGATGACTAAAGCAGGTAAAGGCAAAGAATACGTACAGGCTAAGAAAGCTTTTACCGACAGACAGGCAGCTGACAGTATTGCTGATGCCCTAGAGAATGCCAAGAAGAGTGATATCCTGGATGTCAGTAAGTTTTCTGAAAACATGAAATCTCTAGAAGGATCTATAAAGATACCTAAAGAATTTAAAGGAGCTGTCAAGTCTATTAAAATTATAGGAGACAAACTCAAGCAAGCCAAGCTGACCCCTAAAGAAGGTATGAATGTCTTCGATATTGCAATGGGTGCTGGCGCCGGTGGAGGCGCAGCAGTAGGTACTTCTCTAGGAGGAGGAGCTCCTATACTTGCAGCTGTAGGAATGACGCGAGCAATATCTAAATTAGTAACCTCTCCTGCTGGTATCAAGCTTCTTACAAGAGCAGGAAATGGCGGGCTAGGAAGTAAAGCATGGCAAGAACTGATGTCTGTTCTCCCTACCGTTGTCGGTTCACTAACCGCACAAACATTTAAAGAGCGTACAGGACGAGCTGAGGAAGTAAGTAAAGGCACCGCAGGTAAGTTTGATAACATGTCTCTAGAAGAGCTAGAAGCTCTAGCTAAACAACGAGGACTATAATAATGGCAAAACTAATACCCTATCCGAGGTTCAAAGCTTTTAATTCGGACGGGTCAGCACTAGCTAATGGTACGGTGGAGGTTAAGCTCGCTGGCACTAGCACTGCTGTGCAAACGTATACAGATAGTGCTGAAGGCACTGACAACGGAGTTACTCCTACATGGATTGTATCTCTAGACGCTTATGGAGAAGCAGATATATGGGCTGGTGGGGGGCAGCTCTATAAAGTAATTATTAAGGACAGCGAAGGAACTATAGTACAAACAATAGATGATATGGCTCCTTGTGAGACTCCTAATACTCTAGAAGGTAACCTAGACGTTAATGGTAAGTCTATAGTGTCTAGTGGTAATGGAGATATTAGTATACTTCCCAACGGCTCTGGTAATATTGTTTTAGACAACCAAACATGGCCTAATTCGGATGGCACAAATGGTCAGGTTCTACAAACTAATGGGTCTGGTGTACTCACCTGGGTTACTAACGGCAGTGACATTGTTAATGACACTACACCGCAACTAGGCGGTGATTTAGATACCAATGGCAACAATATAGCTTTCGATACAGCCCATGGAATACAGGATGAGAATAGTAACGAGCAGCTATACTTTACTACTACTGAGTCCGCAGTTAATTATATAAATTCTACAAATGCTGCTACGGGCAACGGCCCTACTCTAGCAGCAGCGGGTGATGATACTAACATTGACTTTAATATTAATGATAAAGGAAGTGGTCATGTAACCATCAGTGGGGTCAAATACCCTAATGCTGACGGTACTGCGGGGCAAGTATTAGAGACAGACGGAGCTGGAGTTTTAAGTTTCACTGATGTTTCCGGAACTATAGTACAGAGGGTAAGGAATACCTATGCTACATATGGATCTCTCACTACAACTTTTCCCTTTGATGATACTATACCTCAGAACACAGAAGGAGATGAGGTAGTAACTCAGGCGATTACTCCTCTGAGTACCACTAATAGGCTTAGGATTAAGGCTACTATCCCGTTAGTAACTGCCGGCGGTGCCGGTCAAAATATAGGATTCGCTTTGTTTCAAGACTCTACTGCTGGAGCCTTATCAGCTTCTGGACAACAGATAGCTGTAGCCGCTGATCACGCCTCGGCTACAGTAGTTCATGACATGGCTGCAGGAACCGTTTCTGCTACTACCTTCAAATTAAGAGGAGGACCAAGCTCGGGCACGGCTTACTTGTTAGGTACTTCTTCTGCTAGACTGCTTGGAGGGTCTGCGGTAGTAGAGCTAGTGATAGAGGAGTATATTCCTTAATGGCTAGACTTTTAATAAATCCTAAGACACCGTACTATGGTTCAGATGGTTCTTTCCTCTCTAACGGGACTATAACTACCACTACCACGGGAACCAGTACTAGTATAAATTCTTATACTAGCACTTCTGAATCCGTTATACAAAAAAACCCTATACTAACTAATGATATAGGGAATATTACTAACAGTGATGGGCTGTGGTTAGACTCATCCGTTCAGTACAGGTTCGTCGTCAAGGATGGGGACGGTAACACCGTAAAGACTCTGGATGGGTTAGAGCCGATGGCCGGCCTAAAGTTCTTGGAGAACAATGTAGGCGTCAACGAGAATGACATAGTGTCTTCGAGCGGTGGTAACATATCCTTTTCTCCTTCTGGTACTGGTCGCATCCTTCTAGACAATCATTACTGGCCTAGCACTATGGGATTAGCTAATCAAGTTTTCGTAACTGATGGTTCTGGGATCCTTACATGGGAGTATCAATCTGTTCTCAATGACACTACACCGCAACTAGGCGGTGATTTAGACACTAACAGTTTCACTATTAAGATAGATGACATTCACGGTATCGATGATGAAAACTCTAATGAACAGCTTAGATTTAATACTGTTTCGTCTGCGGTTAACTATGTAGACATTACCAACAGCGACACAGGAAACTCACCGGCCATCTCTCCTCTCGGAGACGATACGGACGTGGACTTAAACATCAATGCGAAAGGATCTGGTAATGTAGTTCTTAGCGGATTCAAATATCCTTCTGAAGACACTACAACTAGTGACGTACTTACTACCGACGGCTCTGGAAACATTGCACTTCAGCCGAGGTCTGCTGTAGTACAGAGGAAGATAGTAAGCTCCGCAGATTACCAAACAATTACGAAGACATTCCCTTTGTCTGACAGTGCTCCTGGATTTACGGATGGGGCTCCTATAGTATCTACAACATTCACACCTCTAAGATCTAATACGGTACTTCACATTCAGCTCATTATACCTTTTCTTGAGGCGGGGACTGGTGCTGCTAATTGGCCTATCTACTGGATAGTAGCTGATACTGCCGTCTTAAATTCTGGCTTGGCTGATCACAGTACCGCTATTCAGAGCCTACAACCAGCCCCTCTAGAGGCTTGGTATACTCACAACACTACTAGCACCATACCGGTAGAAGGAAGACTCAGTACTGACAACGTTCTAAGTAATGCCTACGTGAACGGAAATACTTCTACTCGATTGTTCGGTGGAGTGTCTCAAATATTCTTAGTGATAGACGAGCTACTTATATAGTACTCTCACACCAACGCATACAAGAACGCCAAGACATTTAATCCTGGCGTTTTTTATGGTCTTATCTTTTCTATTCTTCTAGTAAAAACTTTGCTATCTTGCTCTTGTTCTTCTTAACGGTTTCCTTTGCTTCTCCTAGTAGGTGGTCCGAGTACAACGTCGCACTACACTTATGGTCTATCAATATCTTTAAAGCGGTACTTAGTTCTAGAGGGGCAGGCTTGTACACTACCTCCTCAGTGAAGTCCGCTCCCGTGCTCCTAAGTTCATCTCCTGTAATGTCATTTCTTGCTACCATTCGATACTCCTCTTACATCTATGATCACTATACCCAATGTCTTCACTACCACCGTCCTGGTCGATGAAGATTATTATATCCCCCTCTTCCGGCTTTATTCGGTAAGACACCTCCTCGCCACACATCATGCAAAGCCCTATCATTTTACTTTTACCTTTACGCTCTTATCCGCACCTTTGGATTGGAACCACTTACCACAATCCTTACATTGGTACCTACGATATCTACTAACTCTAGTTATTGTGTAACCTCTTGACTGGAAGTTCTTGCTGGTACATGAAGGACAACCTACTTCGCCAGTGAACAATCCCATATTTAGCTGGGATCCTTGGTCGTATGGTTTTAACTTATCGTAGACATTCTGAAGAACTTCTACATCCATTTTGTTGTACGTCACCATTTCTCGTATAGCTTTCTTATCTCCTAAATAACATTTGATCCACAACTCATTACTAGTCTTGATCTTACGACCTACTCCTAAGAACTTAGCAATGTAATCTAATCTATTACTACTGAACTTAAAAGTCCTCTTAGCCATCTTCAACGTATCTATAGTTTTAAACGGAGGCAAGGGATCTAGCCCGTGGAAGATAGCTCTAGTATTAAACTTCTTAATGTCAAACTGATCTCCATTATGCGCTACAACGAAATCGGCTTCCTCTAGCACCGAGTGTAACTTTCGTATTACAAACTCATCATCATGGTGATTCTTTTCAAATCTCTTCTTGTCGTCTAACAACGACACAGCACTTACCCTCTTCTGCCCTTCCCATCTCCAAGCGGCACATATTAAATGCCAGTCTATCATAATGTTGTCTGGACTAATGAAATTAGGGTATAGCGAGAACCCCTGCATTTGCATATAAGAGGTTTCAATATCCCAGAATAATATCTTAGGTTTACTCATCACTACTTTCTCCCGTTGTGCTATCTAATTCTTTCTTCTCTTTCATTTCTATTCCTCAAACCACGCCTGTGGTATCTTTCCTTTCGCGTACTGGAAACCGTGCTTGTCACACCATTGTCCGTACGTACTCTTAGCTCCTTTGTATAATTTAGCATTGGGGTTATTGAATACGAATCTAATGTCGTACTTGTTTCCCCAAATCTCTTTTATAAACAGATGCTTCATTCTATCAGCAGCAACGAACCTTCCCTTCGTCTCTATTACTATTCCGTTCTTTAAGATAAAGTCAGGAGTATATTTCCTTTGTTTAGCTGGTTGTGTGAAGGATATCTTAATGTCTTCGTAACGAACCACGCCTTCTACTTCTCTAATTTGTTTAGAGACGCTGTCTTCAAGTCCGCTTCTATAGCCTTCACGTAAGCCTCTTGGATCTCTTTTGGTATTTCCCATAACTCCCCCTCCTCTCTTCTAATTCTTACGAGCTGTGCCATTTCATGCACCAACTCGAAGTCACACTCGTACGCTTTCACCACCTCATAAAGCATCCCTGCTTCAGTCTTTCTTTTCTTTAAAAGCTTCTCTGCTTTCTTTGGTCCTATACCAGGTATCCCGGGAATATTATCCGTACTATCCCCTGTCAATATCTGAGTATAAAACACTCGGTCAGCTTCTTCTGGAGACAGATAGTACTTTGTATCTTTTACGAAGTTAAAGTGCCACCCTGCTATCTGATCCAGATCCTTATCTATAGTAACAATCACTGTAGACTCCGGCTCTGCTTTGGTTTGTGCTATCCCTAAAGCATCATCTGCTTCCTGTCCACACACCACTTCAGCTCCCTTCACTGTCTCTAGATAACTTCTAATAGCGTCATAGTGTACGGGCTTAGCTTGGGTTCTATTTCCTTTATAAGGCTTAGCCTTTGCTATCTCGTACCTGTAGTTAGAGTGGTCAGTAGACGTCAGATAAATCTGAACGTCAGTATACTTACACCTCTTTAGAATGCTACCCAAGATCATCTTACATGCTTGTATGGCATTCTCTACAGGCTCTTCGTTACAAGCAAAGCCAGCCCTGTACACTAGGATATCTCCATCAATTAGAAGCTTCATCAACATTCTCCTCTAGAAAGGTACTTCGCCGCTGCTCTTTGGGGGTGAGCTAGGCTTCGCTGTCTCTTCCTTCACCAAAGATGCACCTGTGTTGTCCAGACCCAGTGGCTCCATTAAGAAGGTCGCAAATACTTTGGCGGCTGAGACGGCCTCATCTACGGTCTTTGTTACTTGTACAGCAGCTCTGAGAGCTTCTTGTCGAGCTACTCTAGCAGTCTGCTGAGGAGTACTAGATCGAGCCTGGCTGCTACTACCACTTGACTTGAAGCTACCGCCTCCATTGCTAGAACCTCCGGACGAAATCGCTGCTGCAACAGTTACACTATCTGCATCAGTTGCTTCTCTAAATTCCATAACATTCCAGAATCCTTTCTCTGTCTTAATCATGTGCATGAAGATAGGAACATTGGACTTTCCCTCTAGTCCTGACAGCTGTCTCTTTAAGTTGTCATCTTTATCCAACACTCCCTTTACGATTCCCTTCTGTCTCATGTCTCCGTTATCTACATATCGAATGAGAGCTCCCTTGTACGTTCCTTCTTTCTGAGCGTATGGAATGTCAGCATCTACCTGTACTCCAATCAACTCTACTATCTTTTTCATTTCATTATGTGCCATTTCTAGCCTCCTCTGTTAATACTCTAATTTAATTACCCTAACTAACGGTTCTCCTTCTGTCTTTGAATCTACATATACTGGCTTTCCCCACAGGGTTCTTATGTGTTTAGCCGTGGCCTTTGCGTATCCTTTATCTAGCTCTACTCCATCGTACTGATTGTGTACTAGATGTAAAGATCTGTTCCCTTTGTAATCATAATCATTAATCTCTATGTGAGGCAACCGATCGTGGAATGTGTAATCCTTGGACAGCTGTCTACGTATAGCTTGATAGTCCCCGTCTTGGGTAGCTGTTACTTTCAGTACTTTAGAACCACTACTGTCTTCTAGCTTAAACATCTTCATGTCTCTCATCATAGTAGGTGACAAGTACTGTGCTATGAAACTGTCGTCTCTATAACCTACGGTCGCTTCCTTTATCACTTCTAGCCATGGTCTACCAACTAGGTCTGGGAACCATCTCTTATCTTCTTCCGTAGGTTCCGTACATATTCTCTGTATGTCTTTGTACATGTTGAATCCTAAAGCATACGGGTTAAAGTGTTGTGCTTGCTTGTGTTGGCAACACACACCGCTGTGCGACTGTAGGAACTCTAGGTAGTGTCCACTATTTATATATCCTTCTTCCCATAGATCAGTCATCAATGTGTGGTGCCAGAAACTGGCCCATCCTTCGTTCATGACTTTTGTCTGATATTGGGGATAGAAGTACTGTGCGATCTTCCTCACAATTCTTACCAATTCTCTCTGCCACTGAGCCAGGACAGGGCTATTCTTTTCTATGAAGTATAGTAGGTTCTCTTCTGGGAAGTCCCAATCAAATCCTTTAGCTTTTCCTTTTACTTTCTTCTTCTTTGGTATAGTATTCCATACCTCATTGTAGTCTGCGGCTTCTGATCTATGCCGCTCTATATCTTTCTGTATGCTATTAGCTCCTCTCTTTCTTTTAGAAGTGTTCACCCCAAACATCTGAAGAGCGTGGCATGCATCTAATATCTTTTCCACTGCGCCGGGTCCATACTTGTACTCGCAGTCCTTTACATAGTACTTCGCAAACTTTAAATAGTCCAGGATATAGTCCGCGTCAGTATGTTGCTGGAACAGATAATTTATTTTAAAGAAAGATCCGTGGCCACAAACAGCATGCGCTAATACTAATGCTTGCATAGTCATAGTATTATCTTCCATGATGAAAGCTAGAGTAGGGTTAGTATTGATTATCGTTTCGTACGCCAGAGGCTGTCCTTGTTCGTAGCTCTTCTTTAGTTCTATAAATGCTTTGCCGAACGACCAATGATTATACATGATAGGCATAGCCCCTGATGCATGTCTAGCTACCATCTGTTCTGCAGTAACAATCTCGATCTCAGGGTCATAATAATCCAGACCATACTTTTCTTTAGCTATGGTATCGATTGCTTTCCAAGTATTCTCTATCTGTTCTAGAGTCCACTCAGCACCATGGTATAGTAGTTTACTCATTGTCCCTCTTCTTAAACAATCCCCTCAGTACCGGGAAAACTTGTTCTCTGTTCTGTACTTCATTCATCTGGAAATGTTTATGCTTTTCCGTCAGTGGTCTGTACGTATGTAATAGTTTATAGTCCTCATAATCCGCAGGTGAGATTCCCATGTACCCTAGCATATTCATGTTATTCACTTGTATATATGCCATGTACTGTACCTTTGGTAGTATGTCTACATCTAATGTTTGTACTAATTTCTCATTATCGTACGGCCAGTTATCTCCATCGCTAGCCTGGGCTACGTATATGTTCCATGAGTTATCCATGTAATCATTCCTGATTATATCATTTACCAGAGTAAATGCAGAGGATACTACAGTACCACCTGACTCTCTTCCATAAAAGAATTCTTCTTCTGTTACTTCTTTTGCAACCTCAGTATGCCTTACAAACCTAATGGTTATTGTATCATACTGTCTCTCTAAGAACAAGTACAACAATAAGAAAAATCTTTTTGATAGATCCTTAAGGTACTCAGTCATTGACCCTGACACATCCATCACGCAGAACATTACGGCTCGACGTACGGGATAAGGTCTCTTCTGATATAAGTTATATCTAAGATCTACATCTTCTAAGAAAGGGATGGGCTTATCTCCGTCTTCTTTCCTCTCTTTACGTGCTCCTTTAAAGGCTAACCTACGAGCAAGTGATTGCATAAAGGTTTTCTTCAGGTTCAGTCTGTTGATAGGTCCTTCAGTAGTGTACCCCGCTCGCTCCCACTTATACTTAACATCATTACTGAAGCTCTTCTTCACATAATTTGGTAGTGACATATCTTGAAATACTATGTCTAGGAATTCTTTCTTGGTTAACATGAAGTCGAAGTTATCGTCAGCACCAGCGCCATTACCACCACCGCTTCCTCCGCCCTTTCCTCCCTGAGGCTTGGTGATACTGTCTCCCGTAGAGTACTCCTCATTCCCAGGAAATACTTGTTTTCTATCCCCTGTCTGTGAGTCGTGTACAAATGTAGGCTCGTCCAAAGGATCAGTAGGTATGTCAATCCTCTGCTTGTCTTTGTCCATGTCCTTTATTTTGTTGCGAGCCAAGGCCTCATCAGCTGCCTTCTTAATAGATTTCTTATATCTATCTAGAAACTTCTGACGGTCGCCGCTCTTGCGGCTTCCTCCCTGTCCTCTTCTGTCTACTATTTTACTCATTATTGACTCTTACTAAATCGTGAATGCCACTCAGTAACCAATTGTACTTGTTTCTTAGTATAACCCAATTCCATCATGTTGTCAATGTATTTTTGATGTTTCTTTTTGTCGTCCTCGTTACCGTGGCTACCGAAAGAAATAACAGGTAGCAATTCTTCTGTCTTGCTAAACATATTCTCTTCAATGACTTCCTTAATCTTTTCGTGATCGGTCCATCTAATGTTGTCTCCATTATGTCTGGCTTGGTACCGTACATTAAAGTTGAACACCTCTTGTCTGTAGTCTTTGGGGTTACTTATGCCTGCAGGCTTCTCTATCTTCTCTAGCTCTTGGTTCAGAGCTTCGAGGTCTAATATGATTCCTGTCTCAGGATCCCGGTAGTCTTCATTGTCTAACCACTTCTCTACATACAGGAAGTATCGATCGAACAAGTTCTGTCCATACTCTGAGTAGCTATCAAGATATGCTGTTTGTATATCTTTACCTATCTTCTTGGCATACTCTTCAGTCAGGTAGTCGTTGATAATACACAAGTACATGGTAGCCTTATCCTCGTCAGTCCCGAACTCTAAGTTCATTACCGCTGACTGCAGAATGGATAGTAGGTGTACAGGATTAGCTGAGATCTCTTCTACGTCGTAGTTGTACACTTTCGATAGGATCTTAAAGGCATGTCTAGTAGAGACTCCATCGAATCCTTCGTTAGGAGACGCTAGATCTTTATACTCTTGGAAGGACTTAGCCTTGTTATCCACACCCTTAATGTCTTCTCCGTTATACACTCGCATCTTAGACTCTAGTGCCGAACCTTTACCTGGGTCTTCCAGTCTGCTCAAGATACAGAACTCTGCCAGCATATGCTTCACACCGGGAGCGCAAGAGGAGTTAGCCAGCTTGCTGTTATCTATTAACTTCCTATAAATGTCTACCTCTTCTTCGATACGTAAGCAGTAGGGTACCTTCACAATAGATATCCTATCTAAGAAAGCTTCGTTGTTCTTATTGCTACTGAAGTGACTCCACTCTGCTTCATTGGAATGCGCTAAGACGATACCATCGAAAGGAATGGAGGGTATGGCTTCAGTACCATTGTAGTTACCTTCTTGGGTTGCAGTTAGTAGAGGATGAAGCATCTTAATTGGTGCTTTAAACATCTCCACGAACTCAAGCATCCCTTGGTTAGCCTTACACAGCCCACCACTATAGCTATAAGCATCAGCATCATCCTGGGACAAGTGCTCTAACTTTCTAATATCTACCTTACCTACTAGAGTAGAGATGTCCTGGTTGTTCTCATCGCCTGGTTCTGTCTTAGAGAGGGCTACTTGATAAGCTTCGCTAGGGTATACTTTCTGTACCTTGAACTTGGTAAGATCGCCTCCGTACTCTTCCAATCTCTTCAGAGCCCAGGGCGATGGCCGGAACTTAAGGTACCTTTTAGGGACTCCAAGTACCTTCGCATCTTTCTCGGTGAATAAACCTAGTGGAGATTCGTTAAGAGGGGACCCCTTTATTACATATATTTCTTGCGTTGCCATGAGTTCTTTAAGTCTCTCCGCTAGGGAGCTTTTGGCTGAACCTACTGGGCCTAACAAGTACAGGATCTGTTTTGATTCCTCTAATCCCTGAGCTGCGTGCTTGAAGAAAGATACAATCTGCTCTATTACAGGCTCCATACCGTAAAAGTCTTTGAATACATCGTACTGTTTTACAACCCTGTTCCCAAAGATCTTTCCTAGTCTCCTGTCTTTAGAGGTCTTAATTAATTTAGGATCTCCTATAGCTTTCAACATTCTCTCCGCAGGAGAGGCATACAATTCTGGGTTAGTCTTCATCTTTCTAATGTACTGCTCTAGCGTCATCTCCTCTGACGTTCTATTCTCAAATTGTTTCTTGTAGTCGGTTAATAGTTTCATTGTTTTTCCCCTTTGTCTAGTAAAGCTACGGCTAAAGTTAAGCTACATGCAGCGTGTTTCAAGTGATGTATATGTGATTCTTCGTCTTTCTCTGGTCTGTTCTTGTAGTACACGGAGTCCGTGAACTTAAAGCTATGTCTCATAGCAGCAGCTACAAACTGCATCACTAGTTTCATTTCGTCTGTGACCTCAGTTGCAGCCATTCCAGTATACCACATACTAGGATCCTCGTACTTATCGTTCCCGTATTCTCTTACTTCTGCTATAGCTACGAGTGCATCGTAGGGGATCAGATCTAATCTTGCCTTCCCTTTCACGTCCTTAACTCCTCTCATTTAAATCTCCCATTAGCGTCTATATATTTAATAACCATGCGTTCATTTCGTGCCCACTCTAGCTCTTCCTTAACTCCTTTTGATTTCTCCCACCCGTCTAACGTACATACGAAGAGTGCGGTGCATCTTCTCAAAATATTTATATCTTGGTTCATCCACAAGTTATGATCACATTGTATGTCCGGATCCCCTTCTGCTGTCATTGCGATAGAGATAGCATGCGAGTGAGCAATAGGACAGTATAACTTATACCCGTCTGCTATTAGAAGTCCGGCTACTCGAGATACCGCATGAGCTCTTTGGTTCATCGTCTTAGGCGAACGGTGAGTGTATGGACTCGCTAAGTATACTAATTCATCTATCTTCATTTTGCTTCCCCCCAGTTCTTTCCATAATGTATATCGACTGATAGTGGTACATTAAACTTAATGCCAAATGTCTTCTCGAATTCTTCCGGTACCGACTCTAATATTTCTTTTATCTTAGGTATGTATTCATCTGCCTTGTCTTTTCTACAGTCTAATACAATCTCATCATGTACCTCATTTATTAACAAGCATTCATTGTTACCTAACAGATATCTAAATAGTTTGGCTACTTGCATAGACATAATATCTGCGGCTGTTCCCTGTACTGCGAAGTTATACATGTCTGTGCTCGGGTAGTATCTAAATATCTTATCGTATTTAGTCCATGAGGCTAGCTCATTGAAATGATATCTCTTACCTGTAATGCTCTGATAGAACCCCACGTGCCTATGTTCTCCGTCTTTGTTAAACACTACTCCTCTCTTCTTATCTCGTATCTTCACTAGATCTGGCCTCACTTCTGTAGAGTTCTTAACGCTCTCTACTACTACCTCGTAGAAAGTACCTACTTCTGGGTACTCTTCGTCCTCTCTCTGGAATACTTTCTCCACCACCTCTATAGATAACCCAGTGTCTGCTGCGATCTTACTGGGATGTGCTCCGTATGCTTTCGAGAAAGATATAACTTTAGCCTTGTTTCTCTTATCTTTCCATTCCTTACTCCCACTAATTAATTGTACCACCTCTTCGTAGCTCTTGTCAACAGCATATGCTAATCTCTTAGCATGGAAGTCTACTCCATTTGTTATATCTCGTATCATGTTAGGGCATTGTGATAAATACGCTTGTATTGCTACCTCTAGTTGGCTGTAATCTGCTGCTATAATGACGCCTTCGTCTCCAAACCTACTGTTAAATAATCTCGTTAGTGATCTTGGTATGTTCTGTCCGTTAGGGTTCCTGCTGTTGACCCTTCCTGTCTTCGTTTGTACGGTGTCTAACGAATGATGTATACAGTCATCGGGATGCACCAGTGGGATGAGTCCTGTCTCGATCACCTTAGTCTTAGTCATCCTCTTCTCTCCGTACAGGTAGGTCTTTAGAACTTTCTCTAGCGCTCTGTATTCCAGCAACAGATCTACAAACTCTCTTAGTTCCGCTCTGGTATCCATGGTTATCAGCTGCTCCAGAACTTTCTTACCATTAGAGAAAACTCCTTTCTTTTTAGTCGGCTTAGCGAACACAGCATTTGCTCCTATCCCTTCGTTCTTATACTTGATCTTCTCTCTTCTTGTCTTTATCTGTCCAGCCTTCTGGGCCTTGGGGCCGTACTTTAATATTTCCCCATCCTCTCCTTTAAGTTCTACTACTTCTTCAATTGTTACATCTGAATTAAATATCACAGCGCTGTTGTGTTCGTCACTCGCCGGGTTATATACTAAAGGGACAGACCAATAGGGTCCCAGGAATGACTCTAGGGACTCCTGGGACTCCTTTAACTTTTTCTCATATTCTGAGCGTAATTCCTGAGCTGCCGCTCTATCAAAATGAATCCCATTAAACTCCATCTGACAGAGTGCTAAATAATGATCCATGTAAACTAATAGGATGTTCATCATCCCCAGTCTACGGGCTTCTTTTCCCTGCTCCTTAAGGACTATCTCCGTGTTTACTACATCCTGCTCGGCGTAAGGTAGTAATTTCTCTGGAGGGATCTCATCTGATCCCATGCCGCTCTTAAAACATTCCTTGATGAAGTCGTCCTTAAGGTCACCGCCATACTTCTCAGATACGTAATCCAGAGAGGGGTACGTCGTCTCTTGTCCCGACAGCAGGTACTCTGCTACCATGGTATCCCAAATCTTTCCACCGTTCTCTAACCATTTCTGGAAGTCGGGGTCGTGCCATAAGTACAGTAGATCGAACTTTAGGTTATGTCCTACTATGAAAGAGATATCATCGTAAGGTAATTCTATCTTTTTAATTCCTTTCTGTTCGTAAACTAACATAGGATCATCGTCTTGCATCAGAGATGCTACTACGATTACCTTATTACGAGGGTCGAACTGATTAGCAAACCTCTTAAAGGATTGGATGCTCGTTGTCTCTAAATCAAATACACAGTATTTCATGAACATGCCTCGCATAGAATTTCGTCTTCAGAGTAATTTCCAAGGTAGTTATCTTCTGTCAGCATTTCTCCGCAGTTCTCACAACTCATTTGAAATGCCTCTTAATTCTCTTGTTTATATCTTTGTCATCATACGCTATATAAATGTCGTTATCATTCTTTAACGACTCTAACTCTTTCTTATCAAGGAAAGGGGAGCATACTCTATTTAGATGTCTGTGGAAGTAGTCATGGTAGTGAGTTACTGCCTTATGCATCTCTGTTCCTTTACCCATCTCCACACTGCTATAGTTGTGGAACATTAGAAATGCACCGTTCTGTAGTCGCAAGCTGTCACCAGACAGCGCTAAGATCGCTCCCATACTATAACACGGCGCGTCAATTACTACATCTACTCGGGCCTTACATTCTTTGATTGTATTGAACAGCTGGAATCCAGTGCTACACTGTCCTCCGTAGTTTGCTAGGTACAAAGTCACCACATTTTCTTTTCCTACAGATCTGAATTGGTGCATAAGGTCAGAGTAAGCGAAGTTATTCTCTACGTTCTCTGATAGGTAAATGCTGTAGTGACTCACTGTTTTTGGCTTACAATAAATCTTAAACTTCTCGTCTAAGTCCGAGTCATCAGTCGCTGAATATTGATTTGTAGTTACGCTAACTCTTCTTTTATTTTCTTTGTCTACATTTATACCCATCTAAAATATCTCCTATGTGTTGAAAGGAACAATTCATCTTAACTCCTATTTGAGCTAATGTTAATCCTTTATCTCTTAATTTAAAAATAGTTTTGTAATCTCTTTTTGATAACTGTTGGTTGCCCACATGTCTCCTCTTCCGCACACAGTCTTTTATGTTATCCGATTGAGTTCCAGCTTTCAAGTGTCTCGGGTTTATGCATACTTTATTATCGCACGTGTGCATTACTACCTTACCTTCTATTACTTCTTCCTTATGTCTTACGTAGCTCAATCTATGAGCTAAGACGCATTTTACGCCATTCCAAGCTAGTCCGTAACCTTGATTATTTACTCTCAATTCCCATTCTACGCAGGATCCTTCTCCTTTCTTGCTTCTAGTCAGTAAATAAGGATCTGTTACCATGAAATGATACCTCCGCTTTTATATTCCTACTGCTCTCATTTCCATCTCCCTCTAACTTGTTTTTAGGTACGTGTACATACCTGCTTTGTGGATAGTTGGGGTCTCTGCCCAACGTAATAATAAATTCTGCTGCTGCTTGTTTAGCACTTCTAGAATAATCTAACTGATGCATCCCGATATATCTCTGGAACACGGCTTCTTGTGTGGATGTATCTTTCCACGTCACGCTACCGTCGCACTGGGTGGCTCCGATAACAGGACAATACGCTTTACTTATCATCCTTATTTCTTTATATAAATTCTTTAGCCGTATCACCTCGGCCTGTTCCTTCGCTCCGAACTTCAGATGATCTAGCATATCTATAATGATAAGCTTAGCGTCATATTTCTCTGCCTTCTCTCTAATTTTAGCTGGGGTGAAGTCTACAGCATCGAAGAATTTTATTCTGTTGACGTCTCCATTCATCTTCTCAGTATATTTTGCTAGTGCTCTCTCTGGGTGAGCTGTCAGAGTCTCTTGATCTGTATTTAATGTAGCACACCATACCTGAGCCTGTATGCGATCTTCGGGTCCCTCATTGTTGAACCATAATACAGATCCTTCCGTCAACTGCTGGGCCATGTAGCTGGCCTCACTAACTAAAAATTTAGTTTTGCCTGTATCTACATAGGCAGCAACATAACCGAAGTCTCCGGGTATCAGAGATCCTAGACTTCTATTTAAACAATCTAATCTCCACTCTAATCCTTTCTGACGGGTGTGTTTGACAAAGATGTTATCAAAGGTATTAGCTACGAAGTCCTCATCTTCAGCTAGGTCCTTATCTTCTTCATACCTAGTTAAATAGCTTCTCAGCTCTTCTGCATCTAAATTCTTTTCTAAACTCTGAGCTATCTGATTCTTACAATCTTCTTGTCGGAAGTGATCCATCACTGTCTTGTAAAAGCTAGTGTCTTTGTTTACTTCTTCTTTCTTAATCTTCTCGAAGACGTAATTATATATTTTATGTTGAGATTCTGGAAGATCTGGATGTCTCACCTGGTGAAACCAAGTAACTAATTCATCTACATCTACATCATCACCGTCGAATTCCTCGAAGTAATCTCCAATGTCACGGACTAAAACTTTCGTCTCGTCTTTCAGAGCTTTGTGTTTTATATACTGTGAATACTGAGTGTAGGTGCTCCTGCATAACAGCATTTTAAGTAATGTGCAATCGGTTATCATGTTTGAATTCCACTTCTATAATATCATTAGGACCATATATTTCCAGCACTTGTACAAGGCCTACTTGTTTAAGCGTATAAGGAAACCCCATCAGGCGGGTCATTTCCACAATCTCTTCTAGATTAACACCAGACCTGGTTCTCCCTTCGCTGGTTGCTATATATCTAGAGCCTCTAATGCTGTTTGCACCAGTGCTTTTATTTCTTCCTCTGTGTAACATTTCGGATCTCCATCCGTTTTTATTTCCACTGAATTTGCTACTAAGTCTAGTAGCCCCTTGATCTGTTTAGATCCTGTTCTTCCGGCCTTATCGCTATCCAACCATACTATAATAGTATCATACTTGTGGAGCAATGTCAATACTTGTTTGTCATTCATCTTAGTACCTAGTAAAGACACAGTCTTGGCGACTGCTCCTACTTTAATAGCACTTAGTATATCTTCTACTAAGATAACATAGTTAGTCTCAGCTTGCTTGGACCTGAACATGTATTCCTTGTACCCTGCGGTGTAGTATTTAGGTTCATCATCTTCTCTTAATGCTCTAGCCTGATAGAATTTAAGCTCAGACATGTCGTAGCAAGGGAGTAGTATTCTGTTGTGGTAATTTACTACCCTTCCATTGTATCCTCGGAAGCTACCGTGCTGACAATGCTTTATTCCATAGATGTCTATTTGTTCTTCCGTTATTCCGTACTTCCATAACCACTTCATTCCGTCTGGGGGTATCTCTCTTGTAGCTCCTTTAGGGAGCTTCACTTCATTAGGCTCTAAAGAGACGTCTTCCATCTGAGACCCCATTGAGTTCCCTTGCTTCAGGAATGTGTGTGAGTGGCAACTGAAGCAGTATGTGCTTGTATCATACTCTGCTAGAGCATCAGAGCTGCCACATGCATCACAAGGCAAATGACTACTTACTAGTGCCATTCTCTTCTCTTCTTTGTTCCACCAATGCCGTGAACAATATCTCTGCTAGGTTGCGTTCATCTTTCTTGAAAGCTTTCATAAGCATTTCATCTTTGGTCACTACGTAACCGTCTCCTCCTGCCGTCCCGCCAGTCATAGTTATACTACTTAGTTCGTTGCCATACTTTTTAATAAATCTCGATCCCATAACATTGCCCTCTTTGTTGTTTAACGATACCCCGACCACTACAGTCAGGGCACGAGAGATATCACCTCCTACTACCCGCGCTTATCCTCATACGTAGCTGGATAAAACACTTCATCGGTTGGGTGGTTGTTTTCTTCCCATTGTCGAACCTGCTCTTTGTAAGCTTGCTCGTACGTATCTTTAAGCGGATTACTATTTACCATGGCTTCTCCTTCGGTTAGTTTACTGAATTTATCCCAATCTGCTTCTGCTGTGTTCATGTCTACTAATAGAGCGTCTAGCTTCTCAGCTATACTGCCTAATTCGTCAGCTGCTCTCTCAAAATCGTCCTGTACTGATCTTCCAGGAAAGCTAGATAGAGGAGGATAGCCACCAAATAATAACTTGGTTGAGATATCATTTATCTCCTCTACTATATCCCCTAATTGTTCCTGTGCTGTCTGTTGTCTAGTCATACCTGTACTCCTCGTGCTTTGCAGTATCCCTTACCACTCTCAAATATCCTTACTTTAATTCTAGTACACAATTGTTTTCCTGTCAAGATAACATCTCCACCTTTTCGCATTTTTCTCACTTCTGCTTTGGTGAACCAGCGCATCATATTCCTCATCTGCTTCTCACTTTGACGTATTAGTACCTGCTTTCCTCCTCCTTTCTGGGGATAGTAGCCATAATGGAATAATATCCTAGATGTGTGGTTTACCTTAACCACGTCTCCTATCATCACCATAACCGCAGCATAGCTTGCTACAAACTTTCTGGATTCAGTAGTCACTGTCGCTTTGGACCGCTGTATGGCTCTTATTAGAGGCTCAGAGACATAATCTATGCCTCCTACGTTATTCCTTATAATAATATGTATCTTTTGTCCTTTGCCTGACCTATTCAGATCATTTAGAAGTCTCTGATATTGGTGCTTCATGAGATCTCCTTCCACAAAGTACACTCTCTCCTGCGGTGTGCTCTTGGTTACCCTCAAGGTAGCTAAAGAGCTCTCTGCTATCATAAAGATTGATAGTGCTGCTGCTGTAACTAGCTTAATCATTCTGCTGGCCTCTCTCCAACAATAACACAGTACTCTTCCGTTTCTTCTATCTTTTTCCCTTTATGGCACATGTCTGCTCCGCTTATGGTAGCAAAATCTCCCATTAAGAACTCGCTCATGTTAATCTTCGTTAAATACTTAATCCATTTCAGGTTGATCATCAGATGACCATAGAAGTTCCTAACCTGGTTCCGCGCTTCGTTTATGTCTTTCGATCTGTATACTGTCAACAGTCCTACAGTCTTACTGTTTCTACTGCCTAAGTGGATACTAATCTCTGCATTCTTATATACTCTCAGCTTATCTCCTTCTAGTAGTACGATACCAGCAGCACTGATACAGGTTTCAACACACACTAAGGTTACTTCTCCTTTATGGCTACGAATACTGTTTACTAGCATATTCAGTGCTGTCAAGGTTCCTCCGTTGTTGTTCTGAATTACAATGTCAATCGGTCCTGTTGTGTTCTCTAGTTTTTCATACACTGGTGCAATCGTTGCCATCGACACTGAACCATTCAAGTACACCTTCACGGGCACTGTCTTTACTGTATATCCTTGGCTAAGAGCAGCTGAAGCTGCCATCACCATTCCTATTATATATTCTATCATCCGCCTTCTCCGTTGTGAGCACTAAGCTCATCTTGTTCGACTACTACGTAGCCGTCTATATTACCTGTCATCTTGGTGTACACAGGGCCTCCGTCGATGCCTATGGCCCCGCACTTACACCACTTGAAGTCATGTCTATGGTGTGACTGTATCACATCATCACACAGAAGACATCTTACCGCTGGTCCTGGAGTTCCTTTCTTCTCCACATTAGTACCCTTGACGTGTTGCTGAGTCTTCCAGAGCGTCTAACATAGCATCTATCTGCTTCTGTAAGTCTTTCTGCAGTGCTCTAGCCTGCTTACGCACCTTAGGATCACTCCAATTCTTCTTGTAGTGGTTTATTCTGCGTTGTATTGCATTACCACTATCAGTAGTGTAACGCTTAGGTGTGTACAGTCCATCCGTCGTACGTCCTACATTTGGTGTAGTCTTGTACGCTCCTTTGTCTGGAGTCAGTTCATAACCACTAGGCTTATTCAGAATATCTGATGCCTTCTGGTTCGCTGATACTGCTCCAGATGCCAAAAATACGGCTGCTATAACCGCTACTGCATAGCTCATTTTTTACCTCTCTCAGACTTCTTAGTCTGCTTACTGTCATGGAATAAACCATCCTTCTTATCGTTTACCTCGTTCGCAACAATTACTACCTTGTATGCTGGTAACTTAACCTGACCGGGGAACATCGTGCTCATTGCCATCACGTTCGCCGACGTTACCAACATTACGGCACCTACTAAATACTTAATCATATCATCTCTCTCCTCTTTATAAAACTACTATTACTACTGCTGTCCAAATTACCATAGCACCAAACCAGATGGCTAGGTTTCTATGGAACTTATTGCCTGGTCGAGTGTGCGCAATCTCTCGATGTACCCTCTTATTCAACTCATTTGTCATTTTACACTGCCTCGTTTCAATTTTCATCATCTTTCTCCCAATCGTCTACTATATGCTCTATCAAATCAGGACAACTTGTAAGTCCTGTTACTATAATCATAGTAGTAACTGCGAGCATTGTCAAGAGAATAAGGGGAATATATATTAATATAAACCCGAAGAATATAACAATGGACACTCCAATATATCTCAGTATATTCATAGCCTTGTAAACACTCTCCGTATTAGATAGTTTACTACCAGTTTTATTGCTGATACTGCTAACGCAGCATTCACATTCATAGCAAATGATACCTCGGGGAAGAACAACACTAATACTACAATAGTGACCAGTAACCCCGTGATTAGATGTAATGTAACCTCTAGCGCTGTGTGGTGATGTCTCTGAGGGGGCTTTTTAGCCCCTTTACGGTACTTTCTCTTCTTAACAGTGTGCTTAAGCACCTCTGCCTCGGCAGGCTGACTGAGAGCGTTGTTGGGGTCTCCACAGCAATTGGGTGGTTTAGTCATATATTATTAATGATGACAGCTTATTAGGCATTGTCACTTTCCATTCTAGTTTAAGCCCTAAGTACTGGGCTACGTCAATCAATAATGCTAGACCTATGCCAGCATCGCCTGTTATGTACTTCCCTACATTACCCAGCATTTTAGAAGATAGGTCCGGTCTATTGGCGTACTTTGCTACTAAAATGTCTTCTAGTACAGCCTTTAGGCTCTCATTGCGCAATCTCTGCGCATGACCATCCAAACACTCAATCAGTCTCTTACGATCCGATTTCGTGATGATCTTAATACCTTTACCACGTATGTGGAACTTACATATAAATACTTCATTACTCATAGTCCAACTATAGCACAGATGGATAGGTGCTGTCAAGCACTAAAGCTCTTACATCTCTCATTTTAGCAGTAGACCACTAGATTGCTATATATAATAACTATAGTACTAAGTACTAGAGCTACAGTAAGCTCTATGAAGCTCTGTTAAAGAGCTATGAGCTTATAGTACTTAAGTACTTGCTAAAGTGTAATTACTAGGCTATACTGGAAGTAACAGAGATTAGGAGGTTAATTACTATGTTATTTACTTTAGGTTTAGTTGTGTTTGTTGGAAGTATAGTATTTATACTGTGTATGGCTAGTTCTAACTAAAGTTAGTCGCTTCTGCCGATAGGTAGCTAAAAAGCACTTAGTCAGGGCCTTCTGTATTAATCTTAGTCCTAAGCCAACAAGGGGCCGTCATCTAGACGGTTAGAATGCCTCCTAGAGGCACACAGAGCTTACAGGAGAAGAGATCAGAGGTAAGGTAGTAGGATAGGATAGGTTAGAGTAATAGAGAGGCATAGAGAGGCTTAAAATGATTGGAAGAGTTAGAAGTAGATTTATAAGATGGAGGATAGGTGTAATTAGATTACAGCTGTTCTTGATAGAGAATGAGTTGTTATTACTGAACAATAGATGTAAGATAGCCCCTGGAGGGTATAAGACGTTCGATTCGTCTCAGGATGCGGCTGCATCAGGAGTACTTAAGCATGAGAAGGTTAAGTATAAGAAGAAACTAGTGTATTGGGAAGATCTTCTAGATTATTATCTAGCAGTACAGTCTTTGAAGAAGTATGAGAGAGAAGAGAGAGATAAATGAGCTATGTATGAACTAATAGAAGCGATAATCTTTTTGACCGGATGGGCTACTTTATGCGCGCTATCTTGCGCATTAATATATAACATTGGTACAAAGATAACTAATAAAGCGCAGAAGAAGGATAAGAGAACTAGGAAAGAGCTAATAGAGCTTGACCCAACTCCTCCTGTATGCTATAATAGAACTAAGGCTAAGGTATATTCCTTTAGTGAACATAAACGTAGACTGAGAGGATAATTAGAGATGTTTGTAGAGTATCCAGCAACTATGGTTGCAGTAGCCATCATATATGGGTCTATGTTAGCAGTATTAGGTCTGATTATGTTCTTAGAGTGGTTATTCCCTAAGAATGACTCAGATTAAGGTACTAATAGTACCATGATGTGATTAATTATAAACTATGAGAGGATAGAGAGATGAGTATAGGTAATTGTAGATGTCCCAAGTGCTTGGAGTTCAATAGCGACGCAGACACGGCGTATGCTTGGTTGAGTATCAACCCAGATCACTTAGTGCCCGATATAGAAGTGTACATTAGAGCAATATGTACTCCATCTAGCCAAATGTCCTTAGATGGTGAGCTTTGGTGCGATACATCCCAAGATGGTGCGAATGATACGAATATCAAAGCACAAGTATATAACTTAGACGATTATAGGAAGTAATATGAATAAATATACAACAAAACGTATAAAGAGGTATTATAATGACCAACCAGCAGGTATTCTGCTCATGAAATGGGCGTATTATGACAGTAACAGGCAGTATCTGCATAGCACAACAGTAGAGGATAAGAGCAATGATAAGAAATCGTAAGATCATAGGAGATATATTGTATAAACTAGGAGTCCTTAATAGGTTTTATCTAAGACGTGATAATGCCTATATGTATCTATTGTGTGTACCTGGACAACCCGGCTTAAGGCTACGCCCTGTAGGTGTGTTCTATATGAAGTACATACACAAGTATGGACTATGACCAAGGACCATATGCGTACATTAGGAGTACGTCTATTGTTCTATAGGTATGCCTACTACGTACATGCATGCCCATTGATTAGTGATAGTGAGTACGATAAGATAGACAGAGAGCTATGTACATTGAACAATGAACACAGAGAGTGGATATATAACCCATGTGTTACACTGAGTGTGGGCTCAGACCTAGAGTCCGACTATCCTGGCTTCATACGTGGTATGTATCTACATCATCTTACATTGTGATGCAACTAAGATAATCCCTACAGCTGGGTCCCCTATTACCTTTATTCCCCCATTGTATACACCACATCTCCCCTTTTATACCTGTTGACACATGTAGGATATGTCCATTATTACAACTCGATAAATAAGCCCCCCCCTCATGCTACGCCGCTGCATAAATTGCCCAGTTCTGGAGGGACCTCTATTGTCCCAGGGCCTGGGGCCCCTAAAGTGTTACTCCACTGTAACTTGTACCCGATAGGACCCGTCCCCTCTTTTACGGGACCCCTGTATATAGGAAGGGCCCCCTATATATAATATAGAGCACTCATTTCAGCAGAACTGTCAGGTAATTGCTTGACATTTCAGCAGCAGGGTGCTATACTTAAAGGTAAGATAGGAGAGATAGAGATGAAGAGTGAAGACATAGTAACGTTGTTCTTAGTAGGGGCATGTATTGCAGCTATATTCCTGATGCTAGGGTCGATGCCTTAATCATGGATGAGATGATATGGACGCTGCTAGGCAGCTTTGGAGCAGGAATGCTCCTGAGCTTAACGCCATGCGTATTGCCTATGGTACCCATTTTAGCAGGGATCGTAGCCCAATCTAAGGGGATAGGGCCTATATTAGCGTATGTGGCGACCCAAATGGTCGTTTACGCCCTAATGGGCTTAGGCATCGCCTACGTGGGCGTAGAACTAACGGTTTATTTGCAGTCCTGGTATATGATATGGATAATGAAGGGATTATTGGTATTCATGGGGCTCTGGATGTTAGGGGTGGTCAATCCTGTGATACCCACCCTACAGTATTCCCCCAAAGGGATGAATACATACATTTCAGCAGTGGTTATGGCGATTATGAGCATTTTAGTATTATCCCCCTGTATTACACCTGCATTAATAGGAATTATTATATGGATATCCACGGCTAAGCACCTGATAACAGGCACTTTGGCCTTAATGTTGCTAAATCTAGGTATGAATATCCCTCTATTAGTATTTTTCACCGTAGGGAAGCGGTTCTTGCCAAAGAACGGCCCTTGGATGGTAAAAATTAAAGCATTATTGGGTACTTTACTGCTAATTATGGCGTTTATTGCGGTATAGGGACGAAAGTACTTGACAAACGATGAAAAGTGTGCTATACTTATAATAATGAGTAGGGGAGGACACAGAATATGGGCATAGCCACAATCATAGCTTCAATAGTATCCGGAATCGGTTCAGCCGTCTCTGGTTTTTTTGGCTTTAAGAATAAACAAGGTGATGTAGTAGCTACGGCTATTGAGACTATTGGCGGAATGGCCAAATCGGACTCAACAGCAGCCATGGCAGCAGCTTTAGCTATCGCGTCTGAAACTAGCAACGGTTCATGGATGGCAGCCAACTGGCGCCCTATGTTCGCTATTGCTTGTGGGGTGATGATAGTAGGAAGATGGTTCGGGTATGTACCTGAAGGCATCAGCCCTGAAGAGATAGATCACGTATACACACTGATGGAGATCATGATTGGTGGTTATGTTGGCGGTAGAAGCTTAGAGAAGATCATAAGCAGCTTCAATATCGGAAAAGTACTACAAACTCTTATTAGCAAGAAGATACTATGATGGATATTGATATCTCCGTATTAGAGGAGAAGCTGAGAGAGTGGACAGATGCTAAGTTCAACGTAGAACAGACTAAAGAGAACTCCGAAGGTGTTAAGACGTTTATGATAGCGTCAATTAACCTGAAAGAGATGGAACAGACCTACTACCAACAGATGATGTACAACTCCCCAATAGACAGGAAGGAAATGACGTACATACAGAGAACTCCCCCACAGTTTGATATAGACAAAGAAAAGAAGCTATTTACTTTAACTTGGAGAGGTGTTTGGCGTGAAAATAAGAAATAAACACGGAATATTGCCATCAGCTAGTATGAAGTTACCTAGACGTAGGGTCATCCTACACCATACGGTAACCCCGACGGTTAAGAGCGCTGAGAATGCGTTAAAGCAGAGAAGACTGTCTTATCACTACATGATTGACAAAGATGGTACAATATATGAATATGTAAGCCCTAAGAGACGTGCATTCCACGCTAAGGGCTACAATTATGGTAGTATCGGTATCGCCTTTATATGTGGCGGTAAATATGGTCCTACGAACGACGCTCAGATTAATTCTTGCGTCAAACTACTTAGAGTGCTTAAGATGGACTTCCATTTCCTTACTAAGGTAACAGGACACAAGCATGCCACTAAGAGCGGGAAGATAGATCCCACATTTCCGGGAGAACCGGCACAAGACGTAAATTGGAGGATTGATATGCAATATATGCAAATTATAGCAGAGCAGTCCGGATTAGAAGCAGAATTATTAAGGGGGCCTTATGCTCGATAAAATGAAAGAGTTCGTGATGAACATGTCAATGAAAGAGAAAGTATTCTATTGCGTTGTCTGCGTAGTAGTTGTAATGTGCGTGGTAATGTGCTAAACTTACATTAGATCGCTACCTTAGGATCTGTGTGATAGCAGCTGTCGAAGCAACGCCATCGGTGCAGAATCAAGGAAAACATGGATTTGGAGTTTACCATGCAAAAAATAACTCCACTGAACGCATGGGCAGTGTGCATCGAATGGCTATCGCGATACAAAATAAAGGATAGCTCCGGTTTATGTCTCTTGAGGAGGGGAAAGATGATCAAGTCATTAGTAGTGGCCTTAGCATTCCTATTTGGAACGTGGGCACAAGCAGCGCCAGACAAGCCCTTAGTGGTTATGTACTGGGCTACCTATTGTAGTTACTGCAAACAAGAGATTCCCATACTGAAGAAGTTAGTAAGAGAAGGAAAAATAAGAGCTATAGGGGTAGTATTAGATCCCCAGAGTATGGCCAAAGTAAGATTGATTCTGGAGCGCTATAAGCCTAACTTCAATCTTAATGGAAAATATAAAGCTCCTGGAAAGATATACGGAGTTCCTACTATCTTCATCATAAAGAATGGAAAGGTAGTTAAAGTATTTAACAGGTCGACAGCACCTGGAGAAATTGAGAAGTATTTATAAGAACCCCTCCCTACTACGAGCGGAAGCTACGACTAGTATAGGGCCATCAGTGGTTGGACGCGGTGCCACTTTAAAGATCGGCGAGATCCTCGATAACCCCCAACACCAGGAAAGAAGTAAGGCTGAAATCCCTCGGGACACATTGTAGGCATCAATACTTCTTATATAAGGAAATAAAAGAGTTCTGGGCTATCACCGGCTCCTAGAGCAAAGAGCCCACCCCTTCTGGGGGATAACAATAATAATCGGATAAGTAAATGGAATGGCAATACCTAGCCCTCGTCATGAATCTCTTAGTACTCCCTCTTATGGGAATGCTGAGCTTCATGCTCCGACGAATGTCAATTAAACTGGATCAAACCATGTCAAAACAAGAAATAAGACAAACCGTGGATGATAAGTTAGAACCTGTAAGAGTCGAATACCAGCACGTACACGAGCGCTTGGTTATGATTGAGAAAGAACTAGCACTAATATTACACGAGTTACGAAATGAAAGAAAAGAAGAAGAAGCAAGGCGTCATATTAGAAGGTAAAGTAATACCAGCTAAGAGAGGCCGCAAGACTCTTTATAAAGAACATTACAAAGATGACTTGGTTGACTTGATGCGTCAAGGCAAATCTGCTACGCAAGTGGCAGCAGCATGGGGAATATCCAGACAGACATTGCATACGTGGTTAAAGGACAAAGAAGATCTTAAAGAAGCTTATCAGACTGCTAAGACAGCAGGTGAAGCGTTCTGGGAAGATGTAGGCAATGCAGCCGTATTCGGACAAATAAAAGGATTCAACACCAAAGTATTCGAAATGAATATGCGTAATAGATTTGGTTGGGGTGTAGATAACCAAACTAATCAAACGATCAATATAGAGAACATGCAAATTAATAATATGAGCGAAAAAGAGCTAGATGCTCAAATTGCTTTAAAGATCAAAGAATTGGGGCTAGAGGATGGCAACGAACAAGACGAAGATAGCGAAGCTTAAAGAGCTACATTCTCTCCTAGAGGAGAAGAAGCAGAGACGTAAGTATAACGCTATTGATCAGGTATTTATGAAAGAAGGTCCTCTTAGAAGAGAACTATACCCCAAACAGATAGAATTCTTCAAAGCTGGGAAAACCATTAAACAACGAGCGATGATTGCGGCCAACAGGACAGGTAAGTCATTTGCTGGCGGTTGTGAGATGACATACCATTTAACTGGGCTATACCCAGATTGGTGGGAAGGAAGAAAGTTTGATCACCCTATCGACGCATGGACAGCAGGCGTAAACAACGAAGCTACTAAAGATGTAATTCAGAAGATACTCCTAGGAGACTTCGCAGATATGGGCACTGGCCTAATACCTAAAGACTGTATTGTAGGAAAGTGTGTTAGTCGGCCAGGTGTACCAGAAGCCGTACTAACAGTAAGAGTAAAGCATTTCACGAACGGAGTAGAGGACGGCGTTAGTGTTCTAGGTTTTAAATCTTACGATCAGAAGAGGCCTTCATTTCAGGGAACGTCGAAAGACGTTATATGGCTGGATGAGGAACCTAGAGATCAGGGAATTTATTCAGAGTGTATTACAAGGACTATGACAACAGGTGGTTCTATATACTGTACATTCACACCGTTATTCGGTTTATCAGATGTTGTAGAAAGTTTTATGCCGGGAGGCAAAATTCCGAAGAGAGGGATCTCAGGAAAAGTGGGTGATAAGTATATCGTGCAAATAGATTGGAATGAAGTTCCACATCTACGAAACGATGAAAAAGAAGCCCTCCTCGCTACTTATACCCCCTACGAGCGTGATGCTCGATCCAAAGGGATCCCTCAACTCGGTTCTGGTGCTATCTTCCCTATATTAGAGGATGAGATATTAGTAGAACCTTTTGAAATACCCCACTACTGGCCTAGAGTATATGGAATGGATGTGGGTTGGAATAAAACAGCTTGTGTGTGGGCTGCCATTAATCCAGAGACCGATCAGATATACCTGTACTCAGAACACTACAGAGGGAAGTCAGAACCCCCTATACATGCAATGTCAATCAAAGCCAGAGGTAACTGGATACCGGGAGTAATTGATCCAAAGTCAAATGCTTCTAACCAAGTAGATGGTAGCAGATTGTATCAGATGTATGTGGAACTTGGATTAGATTTAATACCTGCAGACAATGCAGTAGAGACAGGACTACTATTAATGTGGCAAAAGCTGTCAACTGGACAACTAAAAGTTTTTAGCACATTACAAAACTGGCTATCGGAGTTCAGAGTTTATCGAAGAGATGAAAAAGGCCACATCGTCAAAAAGAATGATCACTTGATGGATGCAACTAGATATTTAGTAATGTCTGGATTACCCTGCGCTGAGATAAAACCCGATGAAGATGATCGAGATGACGAATACCTAAATGGCCCCAGCGAAGGCGGATCCTCAGTATGTGGGTATTAGCAGATGTTACGTATATGCAGAGACTGTAAGTTGATTAGACACCATACATATATGGTTAAGAATAAAATATCCAAGCACGGGATAGACACTTTATGTCTAGTCTGTAATAGGAAAAGAGTCAAAGACTGGAGAAAAGCTAATCCTGTGAAGAAACGTAAATGGGATAGAGAAGTTGGATACTGCCGAGATAAAACTAGAAACCATAGACAAGCTAAAAGAAGAGCTGCTATAAAGAAGAGAACAGTTCACTGGGCGAACGAAAATGATATAAAGAACATGTACAAAGATTGTCCGGAAGGATATCATGTAGATCATATAATCCCTTTGAGAGGCAAACTAGTGTCTGGTTTACATGTAGAGAATAATTTACAATACTTACCGGCCAAGGAGAATTTTTCCAAAGGTAACAGATTTAGGGTATACGATATATGAAAGAATTACACAAAAAGTTAAAGATAGAAGATATCATTGCTTTACCTAATGTGGTAGAGGTAATGGACGAGAAAGACGTAGGTACTATAGCTAGAGAAGTAATCGAAGGTTTTCAGAGTGATAAGAACAGTCGTATGGACTGGGAGCGAGAGACAGAAGACGCACTAGAACTGGCAGGAATGGCTAGACAGAGAAAAAACACACCATGGCCCAACGCATCTAATGTAAAATACCCGATCATCACTACGGCTGCTATTCAGTTCGCCGCTAGAACTTACCCAGAGATTATACGAAACGGTCGAGTAGTTGAGGTAGCCGCAATTGGCTCCGATCCAAACGGCGAGAAAGAACAGAGAGCAAAGCGAATATCCCAACATATGTCGTACCAGCTACTAATTGAACATAATGAATTTGAAGACGCTACAGATCGATTACTGCAAATGCTACCAATCGTAGGAACAGTATTCAAAAAGACATACTTCGATTCTGTACAACAACGAAATATAAGTGAACTTTGTCTACATGACGAGATCTTCGTACACAATGATATAAAAAATATAGAGAGTGCTAGAAGAGTAACGCACAAGTTAAACCTACATAAGAATGATATTGTAGAACGAATTAGAGCAGGTATCTATACAGACGTTCCAGAAGCATCCCTAAGAAGCGGGCTGGAAGAAGTCGTTAATGACTCAGAGCAGCTTGAGGTATTAGAACAGCACAGATACTTAGACTTAGATGGCGATGGATACGAAGAACCCTATATTGTGACAGTACTGAAAAGCAGTGCTAAAGTACTAAGAATTGTTGCTCGGTACAATGAAGACGATATAGAGCTAAACGACAAAGAAGAAGTAATGAGGATTAAACCTATACAATACTTCACAGACTACCACTTTATCCCGTCACCAGACGGAACATTCTATAGCCTTGGCTTCGGTAGACTATTACTGGCCCTGAACGAATCTGTTAATACAATTCTAAACCAATTGATTGATGCAGGGACACTAGCCAACATGCAGAGCGGTTTCTTAGGCAGGGGGCTGCGTATTAAGAGCGGTCAGCTAAGAATGAGACCAGGCCAGTGGCATAAGCTAGATTCAGCAGGCGTAGACGACATTCGAAAACATATTGTACCTATGGACTATAAAGAGCCTAGCGCTGTTCTATTTCAGCTATTAGGTACCCTGGTACAAGCAAGTAAGGAACTATCATCATCTACAGACGCCCTAACAGGCACTGAGCAAGCACAGAACGTCCCTGCTACGACTATCTTGGCTCTCATAGAGCAGGGTAGTAAGGTGTTCTCTTCTATCCAAAGAAGGCTCTATAGGTCCCTTAAGAAAGAATTTGAAAAGATGTACGAATTAAACAGAGTATTCTTAGACCCTCAAGAGTATGCTAATGTTCTGGATGATCCTGCAGCACAGTTTGCGGATGATTATGAAGATCTTAGTATGGACATTAAACCAGTAGCAGATCCCCATATGTCTTCAGATGCTCAGAGGTTAGCTAGGTCACAAGCACAATTAGCCCTTATAGGACAACCTGGAGTCAATGCACACGAAATTATAAAAAGATACTTAGAAGATTTAAATACCCCGAATATACAGCAGATCTTACCACCACCTGATCCTAATGCTCCACCTCCAATTGAGGTTATTGAGACTATGGGTAAACTGGATGCCGAAGGTAAGAAACTACAATTAAAAGCTATGGCCGGTGAAGTCAGAGAAAGAGATACAGCTACAAGGGAATATAAGGCAGAGTTTGAAGCTGAAAGAATGAGAGCTGAGTCTATTAAGATGCTAGCCGAAGCTAAGAGAGCCTTAGCAGAAGCACAAGCAACTAATATGAATACAGCGTTAGCACCGCTGATTGCGAAAGTTGATGCTTTAGCACAAAATGCACAGTTCGTACAAGCAGAGGGCCCTAGCCCACAAATACCAGAGGAGGTAGTAAATGAAATCGGAAGTGTACCGGGATTGGAAGAATCACCCAGTGACGGATCAGTTGTTCAAGATGCTGGTGGAGAAACGCCAGAACTTGGTTGAGATGGTCGCTAAAGGGGCACATACCCCAGAGACCTTACATCAGATGAATAGGTTCGCAGGAGCTATCGACGTCATAGATGACTTCTTATCTGATGATATTAAAGATTTTATGAGTTCTGAGGAGGAAGAGAGTGATGACTAAGGAAGAAGCAGCATACGAATACTCAGATTATTTAAATGAAATGATTAATGGCTATCCTTTGAAAGCGACAATAAAGTCTAAGGAGGCTACCCCAAGAGTATGTTATAAGGGTAAACAGCATTACGCAGGGATTAAGAAAATCTCCATACTTGTAGAACAGGCCTACGGCAATATAAGAGAAACAAATTTCTATAGCTTTATAAAGAAATTAGAGAACCTGGAATTTGGAACAAATATTATTTTTGTTAGGGAGTCTTTCAAACCCGTCCTATCAGATCATGAAGGACCTACAGGAGTTCATAAATGGTATGTGCAAGGAGAAATGGGAATAATGACGCTAACTGAATCAGAGGAGAGGAAAAGTGAGTCGAAGAGTAGTACCGTTGGGACACAGAGTCCTAGTAGAGTTGGACAAGGTAGAACAGACAACGGAAGCAGGGATTATCCTGAAGATAGACGTAAAGAGAGAACAAAAGGGAATGGAAGCGGGAACCATAGTAGCTATGGGGCCTAATGCTTTTGATATCCACGGCGGAGCCAAGCAGTGGGGAATTAAGGAGGGGGATCGAGTGTATTTCCCAAGGTATGAAGGAAAGTATATAGCACCCTTCGATGATGATGATGAAAATCATTCTGGATACAGAGTAGTCGAAGACGAGCTTATATACGCAAAGGAGATTGAGTCATGAGTGACGAAGAAGTAAAGACCGTAGAGGTTGCTGAGGAGAAGGCACCAGAATACACAGAAGAAGAGCAGAGAGCAGTAGATTTAGGATGGAATCCTAATGAAGGTGATCTGCCCGAAGGAAAGACATTTGTAACCGCAGAGACTTTCTTAGATAGACAACCCTTATTTGAAAAGATTGATGATATGAAGAAACATCATAAATCAGAGCTAAGGGATTTAAAACAAACCATACAAGAGATGTCGGGTCGTATAAAGTCTTCGGAAGAGCGTGGCTACATTAAAGCTATGGAAGATCTACAACGAGAGAGGTTGACAGCGGTCGAAGAAGGTGATACTATCGCTTTCGCTGAAGCAGATGCTAAGTATGCGGACCTACAGAAGAAAGTCCAAAAAGAAGATATACAAGAGCAGGAACCTAGTCTTCCTCCAGAAGCTCTCGACTTCAAAGAGAGAAATCAGCAATGGTTTAACTTCGATTCAGTAGAGAACGCAGAAATGGCTATGGAAGCTGAGACTTTTGATCAAAAGCTGTACAGCGCAAGACCCAATATTGCACCAGGAGAAGCTGCAGCTATGATTGAAGAACATGTACAGAAGAAATACCCACATCGCTTTAAGAACATGGCTAGGAATAAGCCTAGCAGTGTAGAAGCAGGAAGTCCCGCGAGAGCTAAGTCAAAGAGTAGGAATGAGTACTCTGATTTGTCTCCCAATCAAAAAAGGATATGTGATAAACTAACAAGCAGCATAAAAGGATATACTGTAGAAAAGTATATTGAGGGCCTTAAGGGTGCCGGCGCTAAAGTAGGAGAGTAATTATGTCAGTAGAAGACAAAAAGCAGGCTGAGAAGCCACAACCAGTAGAAGATAAACAGACTCGTAGAGAGCGCTTAAGACGGAAAATCCGCAAGCATCTTAGAAATAGAGGACCTTTAATCGTCAAAGAAGAAGATAAAAAGGCTAATTTTAAGTACCGATGGGTGAATGACGTCACATCTCGATTAGAAGATAAAGTAGACATTGGCTATACATTTGTTATAGACGATGAAGGAAAGAAAAGAAGTAAACTAGTTAGTAAGACTGACAAAGAACTTAGGGCATATCTAATGGCCGTTCCAAAAGAAATCTACGACGAGGTTCAAGCAATTAAGGCCGAAGACAACTCTCAGTTGGATAAGGCTATGGGCCGTGATTATGAATTAACTAATGACGGGCATGTTGTTAAAAAAGTATATAACTAAGGAGTGACCAATTATGGCAAATCCAGGCGCTAACGCCGATATACGATATGGACTCAGACCAGTGAAACATCAACACGGGGCACCTTACAATGGTGAAGCTAACTTATACTACGTTCCGGCGGGGTATGCGACAGCTTTATTTATAGGTGATCCAGTTGTAAAAACAGGTACGTCCAACACAGCTAAGGTAGTTACCGGCGCTGGTGAATATGCAGCAGGTACTTTACCTGAAATCAATAAAGCAGGAGCTGGCGATGATAATGCCACTACAGGCGTTATTGTTGGCTTTTTACCAAAACCTAACGATCTTGAGACTGTGCATAGTAAAGCATCAACGGAAGATGTCGCTGTTGTGGCAGATGATCCGATGCTTATTTTCCATATCAGAGACGATGGAGCGTCTGCGTTAGCAGCCACTTCAGTAGGACTGAATGCCGTGTACATATACACCCATGCGGGTGATGCTGCTACAGGTATCTCAGGAGTAGAATTAGACACAGCAAGTGATGCACCGGCAGCGGACGCATCTAATCAGTTGACTATTTTACGCCTTGCTTCAATGGAAGGTAACGAAATCGCAGCCAGAGCACAATGGGAGGTTAGAATTAATAACCACACAGAAGCTCATGGCACACTCGGCATTTAATCTAAAGGAGAATAAAAAATGGCAGGTTTAATCGTAACCGGTTCTCACGCTAAGGATCTCCTACCAGCCGTCAATGAATGGTTTGGTGATAGATACAATGAGTTTGAGACTCAATATGACAAGATTTTTGAGATTGTCAGTTCGGACAGATCGTTCGAAGAAGATGTACTAAGTGCAGGTTTAGGGTTGGCGAAAGTCAAGTCTGAAGGTGCTGCAGTTCAGTACGACTCAATGAAGCAAGGTTATACCAAACGGTATACCCATGTAGTATACGCTAATGGTTTTATCATTTCTCGCGAAGCTATGGAAGACGGTCAGTCTGAAGTATTAGCTCGTAAGAAATCTAGAGCTATGGCACATTCTATGAACAGCACTCGAGAGATCGTCGCAGCTAACGTGTTAAACAACGCGTTTGACAGTGGCTTTGTTGGTGGTGATGGTAAGGAATTATGTGCTACGGATCACCCAACTCAGGACGCAGATTTGCGTAATGAGCTTGAAACGCCAGCTGATTTATCAGAGTCCGCTTTAGAGCAGGCTATGATTGATTTAGGTGACTTCAAAGATGATCGTGGTCTTCGGATCAAGGCCGTCGCAAGGAAGTTAATCATTCCGAAAGAACTACAGTTTGAAGCAGAACGAATTTTGAATTCTGTTCTACGTCCAGGTGTAGCGGATAATGATGCTAATGCAATGAAAAACATGGGTATGATTCCAGAAGGTGTTATAATGAATAACTATCTTACTGATACTGATGCTTGGTTCTTAACTACCGATGTACCTGATGGTCTGAAGTATTTTGAACGGCGTAATGTGGAAGTAGGTATTGATAATGACTTTGACACTGAGAACGCTAAGTTCAAAGCTACGATGAGATTCGCAGCCGGCTGGTCCGATCCTCGCGGTATCTTGGGTAGTGCGGGTGCTGCGTAAGCTAGCATCTAAATAATCCTCTAAGGGTGTGCTTCAAGGAACGAAGTACATCCCCTAAGGGGTTAAACAACTATTAATTAGACGCAAAGCGACAGCCAAGGAACGGAAGACTAATTAAGAAGTAAACAGGAGGCCATATAATGGCAACAACACATTTTCAAAATAGTGTAGATATTAAAGATCATGACGGATCTACAAAAGGATTAACGTTAGGCGGTACATTAGTTACAGCCTCAGCAGCAGAGATTAACGCAGCAGCAGATACCTCATCTAATGTAGAATTAGTAACCACTACTAATGTATTAACTGCAGAAGAAAGTGGCAAAACATTAGTTCTTAATAGTGCTACAGCTTTTGTAACAACACTTCCAGTAGTCGCTTCAGGCTTACGATATAAAATTTATTGTGGTGCTGCAGAAGTCACTGGTGGTAACCATACAGTTGTCCCTAACGCAGCTAATGATAATACTGTTTTCGGACAGTGCATAGCAGCAGGCGTAGTGGTAGCGGCTGATGCAGAAGGAAGTATAAACCTAATCGCTGATAAGTTTACAGCAGGAGACTACATTGAAGTATTCTGTGATGGCACTAATTGGTATGTTAGTGGTATGGTCGCTATCGCAGAGGGTTGTACATTTACTACATAATAGTTAGACACGAGGCTCTACGGAGTCGCTCGTGCAAGAATTTACAAATGGAGACAAATAATGGCAAACGTCGTAACACAAAGAACACTGTTTGGTGGTGCTTCAAGCAAGAACATAATAAGACACATAAACGTCGCGAGTGACGGGACGGAAGAAGCCAACTTAATAGTATATAATAACTCCGATTTCGTTGCGGACGCATCTAAAGGCAAAGTGCTACGTATGACTGTAGCAGGAAATTATACAGGAAGTATAGTTTTAGCTTTCGATCAGAACACTGATTCTCCTATTATCTCTTTAGGGGAAGGTAGTTGCGGAGATTACGACTTTAGATCATTTGGGGGTATTTCAAACCCAGGTGCAGCAGGAGCTACTGGAGATATCTTACTAACAACTAGAGCTCTGGCAGCCCTGGATGACTTTACCCTTATCTTAGAAATAGCGCAGAATTAGATGAAGCGTAGGAAGGACGGTTACATACCCAGTAGTTATAAAGGATCGTCGTTACAGGTTAAGAAACTACCATTAAAGATTAGGATACAAAGGTACATATATGAGCTATGGCGCAAACTTACTCGTAAGTGAAGGAATCCTATCGGGTGAGAAAACTATATCCTTTTCACAAAGCTTCCGAGAAGTTATTATAACAATATTAGGGTACTACGTACCAATAAGAACAGGTTAAGATATATGACGACCTTGACAGGAAAGACGGTAGCTAGTACTTACAGGGATTTACTCCAGGTAAGTAATTCTAATACCGGCATAGATGGTACTTTAAGGACTATATCCGATGGCGAAGCCACAGCTAGTGTTCTAGCACTATCAACGGCCGCTGTCAGTATTAACGGCCTAACATACCCAACATCTGATGGAACTAATGGACAATCCATTGTTACCAATGGTGCAGGCACTCTTAGCTTTGGTAACCCCACGGCTACTGTTGCTTCTTTAGGAGACGTAGGCGATGTAACTATAACATCGATAGCTTCTGGAGAACTTCTTAAGTGGAACGGATCTGCGTGGATAAATAATACTATAGCAGAAGCTGGAATTATAAACCAGACTGACGAAGAGATCGAAGATATAGCAGGTGCCTTAGTTGCCACAGGAGGAACTAAAACAGGCATCACGATCACCTACCAAGATTCTACAGGAGATATAGACTTTGTCGTCTCTCCAGTAGTTTTGACCGGTAATTCTGGAGCTCCACAGGAATTTGGGCCAAGTGGGATCTTTAGTATCGATGGCGGTACTAATTGTACAACTGTTATGACTGCAGATACCCTGACTATTAATGTCGATGATGTCTTTATTAAGAATACAGGAGATGTAGGAACAGGTACCTACGATTTCTCAGGAGCAGGTGGATTCCTACTCCCCGCTGACAATGGTTGGACATTGACCACTGCCGGTGAATTTGTTATGGATACTGATGGAGACGGGTCAACGGTCACTACCGGAGTAATGGCTGCCCATGATGGTACTAACCTGCTGTTTTTCTTTGGTGCTACTAACTACCCATCGTCTGATAACGACGTCATGGTATATGACAGTGCCACTAACGCAGTTAAGTGGGAAGCAGCATCTGGGGGTGGTGGAGCTAGTGCTATAGACGATCTTACGGACGTCACTATTACGAGCGCTGCTGCTGGTGAAGTTCTAATTTATAACGCCACCTCAAGTCAATGGGTTGACGCGACTTTAACTGCAGGTGCTGGAATAGACATCTCAGAAGGTGATGGGTCGATCACCATCGACGGAGAAGCAGCCAGCCTAACTAATGCTGGTATCGTCGAGATAGCCACAGTAGCTGAAACCAACACGGGTACAGACGCCACAAGAGCAGTCTCTCCGGATGGTTTGGATGGATGGACTGGATCAGCTCAAATAACGACCACAGGTACGATTTCTTCCGGTACATGGCAAGGTACTACGGTTGCAGTCAACCAAGGTGGTACAGGGGCTACAAGCCTTACTGACGGGGGTATTCTGTTAGGCTCAGGCACGGGAGCAATCTCTGCACTGGGAGTAGCCACCAATGGACAAATCCCAGTAGGAGACGGTACAGGGGATCCTGTATTAGCTACTATTACTGGAGGCACTGGAATTACAGTGACCAATGGAGCTGGTACTATCTCTTTAGCTACTACTGACGGCGATATAGATCATGATGCTCTTACTAACTTTGTAATAAACGAACATATCGATTGGACTTCTACTTCTAGTAACTTTAGTACAAGTGGTTCTGTAACTGGTACAGGTGTTGTGGACTTCGGGGGCGCG